GTACAAATCTTAACTGGAGACCATCATGAAAGTCATCGAAATCAAAGCAGCCAAGTCCTTCAAGCCTTGTGCCGGATGTCCTACCCCAGCTAAATGCAAAGCTATGGGCAAGTGCGCCAAGAAGATGAAATGAAGGCCCCGCAGCAGTCGCTCAAGGACTGGACCGCCCAGAAGTGGCGTACCAAGTCCGGCAAACCGTCGTCCAAGACGGGCGAACGCTACTTGCCCGACGCTGCGATCAAGGCACTTACGCCTGCCGAATACGCGGTCACCACCAAGGCCAAGCGTGAGGGCACGAAAGCGGGCAAACAGTTTGTTAAGCAACCTAAAGCAGTTGCCAAAAAAGTAGCGAGGTACAGATGAAATCGCCCGCCTGGACACGCAAAGAGGGGAAAAATCCGGCTGGCGGCTTGAACGCCAAGGGTCGATCTTCGTATAATGCGGCCACAGGCGGGAACCTCAAAGCCCCCGTCAAATCAGGCGACAACCCTCGAAGGGCCTCCTTCCTAGCGCGTATGGGCAACATGCCTGGGCCTGAGTACAAGAACGGCGAGCCGACTCGCCTTCTCCTGTCCTTGAAGGCTTGGGGCGCGTCGTCCAAAGCGGATGCCAAGGCGAAAGCCAAAGCGATCTCTGCGAGGAACAAGAAATGAGGCCCCTGTCGGTCGGTAGAAATCTAACTGCGGCTACAGCTACGACGCTGTACACAGTGCCGACCGGCTATTACGCCAAGTGTGTGCTTCTTCATGCCTCAAATAACGGTACGTCAAACAAGCATATAAGTTTTAGTTGGTATGACGCCAGCGCGGCGTCAACAATACCAATCACGACTGAGTTCACGCTTTCTGCCAAATCGACGCTCGCCGAGATTGATGTTAACCAGTACATCGTGCTGGAAGAAGGCGACTACATCACGACGATCTCGGAATCCGGCTCGACGATTTCTGTGATCGCCACGTTTGAAGAGATAGGATTGACACGGCAATGACCTACCTAGAACTCATCAACGACGTGCTGATCCGGCTGCGCGAGACAACCGTAGCCAGCAGCGGCCAGACGACCTACTCATCGCTCATCGGCAAGTTCGTTAACGACGCCAAGCGCCAGATCGAGGACGCCTACGCTTGGAACGTGCTGGGCCAGACACTGACCATCCCGACGGTGGCGGGCACTTATGTGTACTCCATGACCGGCGCCGGCCAAAAGTTTCAGGTCATGGACGCGATCAACGTCACCTCCAACGTCGGGCTGCGTAACATCAGCTTCGTTGAGATGAACCGCTTCCAGAACTTCGTTCCGGCCATCAGCGGCATCCCCGAGTACTACAGCTTCGACGGCGTTGACGGCAATGGCGACACCAAGGTGGTTCTGTACGCCCGGCCAGATAACGTCTACTCAATCGTGTTCTCGTTGACGGTGCCGCAGGCGCCGCTGACTTCTGACAACACGTCCGTGCTGGTGCCTGACGTGCTGGTGGCGCAGAACGCCTTCGCGCGGGCGCTGGTCGAGCGCGGCGAGGACGGTGGTCTGTCGTCGTCTGAGGCGTATCAGTTGTACCGCTCGATGCTGGCCGACTACATCGCGCTTGAGAGCACTCGCTATCCCGAGAATCAGGAGTTTGTAGCCATATGAGCCAAGCCCTGCAAACCGCCAGCGTCTCGGCCCCCGGTTTCTTCGGGTTGAACACGCAAGATTCGCCGACGGATCTGGCGGCTGGCTTTGCATTGGTTGCGACAAACTGCATCATCGACCGCTACGGCCGCATCGGCTCGCGCAAGGGCTGGAGCCGCGTCAACAGCTCGTCTGGCAATCTGGGCGCCAATAACGTCGGCGTCATCCACGAGCTGGTGCAGTCTGACGGCACTCTGACGGTGTTGTTTGCAGGCAACAACAAACTGTTCAAGCTGGACGGCTCCAACGCCGTGTCAGAACTGACCTACGGGGGTGGGGGTACGGCTCCTACGATCACCGCCAGCAACTGGTCTTGCGCCTCGCTCAACGGCATCACCTACTTCTTCCAGACCGGGCACGACCCACTGATCTTTGACCCTGCCGTCAGCACCACGACCTATCGTCGCGTCAGCGAGAAGTCAGGCTATGTGGCCACGGTGCCGAGCGCCAACATCGCGCTGTCGGCCTTTGGCCGGCTCTGGACGGCCAGCACCTCGACGGTTAGGAACACGGTCTACTTCTCTGACCTGCTGGCCGGCCACGTCTGGTCTACCGGCACGGCTGGCTCGCTTAATGTGGATCGCGTCTGGCCCAACGGGGCAGACGAGATACAGGGTCTGGCCGCACATAACGGCTTCCTGATCATCTTTGGCAAGCGCCAGATTCTGGTGTACCAGAACGCCACCACGCCCTCAACCATGAGCCTGGCCGACACGGTGGGCGGCATTGGCTGCCTGGCGCGTGACTCGATCCAGACCACAGGTAAGGACGTGCTGTTCCTGTCCAACTCAGGCGTGCGGTCGTTTGCCAGGACGATTGTTGAGAGGTCGGCCCCGCTGGGCGATCTGTCCAAGAACGTGCGGAACGATCTGATGCAGGTGGTGGCCAGCGAAAACGCGGCGGCTATCAAGTCGGTCTATTCTGAGTCGGAAGCGTTCTATCTGCTGACGCTGCCGACCGTCAAAGAGGTCTACTGCTTTGACACCCGTGGGCAGCTTCAAGATGGCGCGTTCCGCGTCACGAACTGGGATTCCATTGAGCCGACAGCACTGCTGTCGCGGCGCAACGGCGATCTTCTGATCGGCAAGAACGGCTACATCGGCAAGTACGGCACCTACCAGGATCACACGTCTGCGTATCGTATGCAGTACTACACCAATCACGCTGATCTTGGCAATGCCAACATCACGTCGATCCTCAAGCGTCTGAAGGTGGTGGTTATCGGCGGCACAAATCAGTACCTCACGCTCAAGTGGGGCTTTGACTTCAGCACCAATTACCTGTCGGCCAACGCGCTGATCCCGTCGCAGGGCGTGTACGAGTACGGCATTGCTGAGTACAACATCGCAGAGTATTCGGCTGGCGTGGCGCTGCAAACGTTGTCTGTGCCTGCTAATGGCAGCGGTAAAATTGTTCAGACAGGCTACGAGGCCAACATCAACGGCGCGTCGTTGTCGATCCAGCGTATTGAGATCCAATCGAAAGATGGGAAGATGACATGAGCAACTACGTTCAGAGCACCAACTTTGCCACCAAGGACGCCTTGCCGTCCGGCGATCCGCTTAAGATCGTCAAGGGCACGGAGATCAACACTGAGTTCGTGAACATCGCCGTTGCGGTGGCGACGAAGGCTGATCTTGCTTCGCCGACGTTTACTGGGTCGCCTGTACTGCCTACAGGCACTACAGGTGTCACTCAATCATTTGGCAACAGTACGACCGCGCTGGCCACGACTGCGTTTGTACAGGCCGCCTTGGCCGCGCTGCACCCCGTAGGCTCGATCTACATCAACGCCACCAATAGTACCAACCCAGGCACGTTGCTGGGGTTTGGCACTTGGTCTGCGTTCGGCGCAGGGCGTGTGCCTGTTGGTTTTAACGCAAGCAACACGCTGTTTGATACTGCTGAAGAGACTGGCGGCTCGGCAGATGCGATTGTCGTGTCGCACACTCACACGGCAACAACAAGCATTACAGACCCAGGGCACGCACATAACATTACCGCTGCGGTTACAGGTGGGGGCAGTAACATTTCCCAAGGGACTAGCGCACTGTCCACATACACGACTACTACTGCTACCACCGGCGTTACCGCTGCTACAACAGTTGCATCGTCAGGCTCATCGGGCACCAACGCCAACTATCAGCCGTACATCACTGTGTACATGTGGAAACGTACCGCCTAAGGAGATAGAAAATGATCGGTGAAATTATCAGCGGCGGCCTTGGCCTGTTGGGCGGTATTCTGGGCGGCGAGTCAGCGGCTGACGCAGCGGCGGCGCAGTCGCAAGCGCAGCTTGAAGCTGCTCGTATCGCGGCTGAAGAGTCGAGGTTTCGGCCTATCGGCATCACGACGCGGTTTGGTGGTTCGGAGTTCACCACGGGGCCTGACGGCCGTGTCAGCGGCGCGAGCTACACGCTCTCGCCCGAGCTGCGGGCGATGCAAGACCGCTTCATGGCCTTGAC